TAATCTTTAGCAGCACCTTTTATTAATTCAGTAACAATACTAATCCAGTTATCAAAAATGTTATGAGTGTCAACCTCTACAATATCAATATTTTTTTCACCTTTTAAAACTATTGAAGACTTATCAATATCAATAACAAGTGTTTTACCTTTTATGAATTTAATTGCAGTAGTTTTTCCCATTCCAGGATTCGCATATATTAAGTAGCATGATTTTTTATTATTTAATTCTGTAGCTTTTGTTATCTTCATTACTTAATCACCAAACTTTCATTTTCGATAATTACTGCACCTTTAATTTCTTTGCCTTCCTTAATAGCTTTTTTGATTTCTGTTTTATTAGGTTCAGGGTCTTTAAACTTTAAAAATTCTTTTGGAATAAGACTTAAATCTGTTATTTCTGTAATTTCACTTTTTCTAAGAGAGATTTTAAAAACTCCTAGATCCATTTTATTAAGTCCTGCATTATTAAGGCATAATTTAGTATAGTTTTCTAAAGATTTTAGTTGATTATCTAATATAGTTTCTTTATTTTTCAGTCTATCTCTTTCCTCTTTTATCATAGCTTTATTACCTTTGATGTTCTTGCATAATTTAGCTATATTTAAGAGTTTTTCTTGTAACTCATCTTCTACATCCTCTGCAGCTTTTTCTAAAAATTCTTCTGTTATTTCTTCATTTCCTATTAAATCTTGTATATTTTTATATCTTTCAGATATTTCGTATAAATTAGCCATTAAAACCTCCTTAATTTTTCTTTAATATCTTTTTTTACTCTTTGTACTTCTGAACTGTTATATTCTCCGTTTTTTACATTTTTTTCGCAGTCAACCTTTAAACATTTTAGCTTTAGAATACAAACATCAATTTCATCTAATAATTCTCTTCTTGTAGGTTTCATAGTCTTACACCAAAAGAGCCATAAAAGTAACTCCTATAAAAGCTACAGTCAAAACTTTATTTTTGAATTTAAGTTCTTCTATTTCTTCGTTTGAATTATCTATAATTTTTACTTCTTCTTTAACTTCTTCAGGTTCAATTTGTTTCATATTTAAAATTTTTATAATTGAATCATTTATAATATTATTTTGTAGTTCGTTCATCTTGACAGTCTCCTTCTTATTTAATATAATGTGTTTAGTGTATTTTTTTAGTACGTCAAATTTTTCATAAATTTATAAGACGTACTTTTTTATTTTAGGATTTCTCCCTGATGCTCTATCAACCACTTGTTAAGTTCTGATTTTATAAAGTATAGTTTTGTTCCTATAAAAATATGCGGAATATCATCATAAGTTTTAGCTAAATTTCTTAAAGTAGTTTCTCCTATACCTATATAGTCAACGCACTCTTTAGTAGTTAATAGCAATTTATCTTCCATTGTTTCACCTCCTAGTATAAAAATTAAGTTAAACTTAATTTTTTAATTAAAAAAAATATCATTAAAACCAATATTTAAAATCTTACATAACTTTTCAAGATTTTCAATAGATATTTTTTTCCCTGTTTGGTCATTCTCCCATTTAACTATTGTTGTTTCGCTTTTTCCAATCTTTTCAGCTAGCTCTTTTTGAGTAAGTCCTGCATTGACTCTTGCAGCTTTCAGGGTAATTTTTCCGATCATAGTCTCACCTCCCCATTATAAATTTTAAGATATTGTATCTCAACCACAATTATATTATAAACTAAGTTAAACTTAATGTCAATAGTTTTTTCAAAAAAAACTTAATTTTTTTTAAAAAAAACTTGCTTTTTATTAAGTTATACTTTATAATATACATAAAGGAAGTGATCCAATGAAAAATATAAATGATATATTTAGAGAAAATCTAATTTATTATTTGAATAAACAAGGTAAATCTCAAAAAGACTTAGCAGAATATTTGAATATAAGTACTGCTATGGCAAATTATTATACAAACGGAAAGAATGTACCTAGAATGGATAAAGTCGATAAAATATGTAAATTTTTTGGTATAGAAAGAACAGATTTGTTAGAACCCAGAACACCAAAAACAATAGATGACTTAAACTTAACAGGAATTGAAAGAATAGCTGCAAGCCATAGGGATGATGACTTTACTGAAGAAGATTTAGAAGATATTCAAAAATATATAGATTTTGTAAAAGCGAAAAGGAAGAATAATGACTAAAAAAGAAGAGTTAGAGCAGTTTGCTTATGAGAACGAAATATCTATAAATGAAGTGTATTTTCAGAATGAAAACTTTGAAGGCTTATACATTGATAATAATGTCTTTATTAATGAAGAAATAAAGCCTTATAAATATAATGTGATACTAGCTCATGAGTTAGGACATCATGAAACCTTAAAAGGTAATGCACTAGCTAAAACTGAAGAAAATGCACTGCAAGAAATGAGAGCGAACGGATGGGCATATAAAAAGATTTTGCCGATAGAAAAGTTAATACAATATAAAATAGATAATGTGGAGTATGAAGATATTTTAGAAGAGCTTTGTATAAGTTCTGAAGATTTTTGCAAAATTATGGATTATTACAAAAGCAAATATGCTCCCTACTCTATAATTAATGGTTACAAAATACGATTCAACCCTAATTTTAGTGTTGAAAGTATTTAAAATATTTATTTAGGAGGATTTTATTTATGAAGAAAAAAATCATAGCATTAATGCTAACAAGTTTATTTTTAGTTAGTTGTGGAAAGAAAGAAGAACCGAAAAAAGAAGAAACAAAAACAACTGAATCCACAAAAACAGAAGAGAAAAAAGAAGAAAAAAAGAAAGACAATATCGGTTTTGATGGAAAGGTTGCTGAACTTAATGATTTGAAAATTGAAATTATTGATTATAAAATAATTAAAGTTGGCGAAAAAGGAAATGAATATGGCTCAAAACCTATTATAGCTTTTTGGTATAATACAACAAATAAATCAGATAAAGAAATAGATCCTTCTATAGCTTGGCTATCTGTTTTTACAGCAATACAAGACAATAATAAAAACATGGTTAATGAACTTAAAGTTGCAGCACATCCAGATTTTAGCTTATTAGATACACAAAATGCAAAAATAAAAAAAGGTGGAACTGTGAAAAATGCTTTTGCTTATGAATTATCAGACGAAACAACTCCAGTTACTTTAAAAGCAACTCAGGGTATGGATGGAAAAGATTTAGGACAAAAAAATTTTGAAGTAAAATAAAACAAAAAAGCCCCCACATAATGGAAGCTAATCTGTAATAATGTGATAAACACATTAATCTCGCAAATTAATTATATCACATTTTATATATTAGCACAACTTTTAGTAGAAAGGAAGTGCTATTTTTATGCAAAAAAGAAGATTAAAAGGAGAAGGTGCAATTTATCAAGTTAAGAATAGAAAAAACTATTTTGTTGCACAAATCTCAATAGGAAAAGATAGGAGCGGAAAAAGATTAAGAGAAACAATAACAGGATCAAGTAAAAAAGAAGTTTTTCAAAAAATGCAAAAAGCACTATTTTTGATAAATACAGACTCTTATTCTAAAGAAAAAATATATTTCGGAGAATTCTTTGAAAATTGGTTTTTCAACTATAAAAAATTAGAAATAAAGCCGAATTCATTTGCAAGATATGAAAGTTTGTGGAGACTAAAAATAAAAGATTATCCTATTTGTAATATAAAATTAAAAGATTTAAAAACTATACATTTTCAAAATCATATTAACTCTTTATTATCTGAACAACTTATCTCCATTGATAACGGAAAAAGATTGTTAAACTTATTTAGTTCTTGTCTTAATTGGGCTATAGATCATGAATTTTTATTTAAAAATTATTGTAAAGGTGTTAAGTTACCTAAACAAATAAAAGTCAAAAAAAATATAGTTTTTTCTTTTGAAGAGCAAACAAAATTTATAGAATACTTAAATTTAGAAAATACAGTTGATTTATTAATTTTAACCACTTTTTATTCAGGTTTAAGGCTTGGAGAAATAACTGCCCTAACTTGGGAAGATTTTCAAGATAATTACTTAAATATAAACAAGCAATATCAAAATGAATATAAAATTAATAATGATGGAACGAAAACAAGACAATTAAAATTAGTTACCACAAAGACAGAATCTAGTATAAGATTAGTTCCTATACCTAAAAATATAGTTGAATTATTATTAAAACATAAAGATAGACAATATAATTTAAGAATAAAATTAAAGAAAGCATATAAGAATAATAACTTGATTTTTGCAGATGATATAGGAAATCCTATTGAACATAAAAGACCTAATAGGAGAGTAAAACAAATTTGCAAAGAATCAGGAATACCCGAAAAAACTTTTCACGGAGTTAGACACTCTTATGCAAGTAGATTATATGAAATGAGTGTAAATGTAAAATCTGCTCAAAGTTTATTAGGGCACTCTAACTACCAAACAACAATGAATATATATACACATATATCAAAAACACATTTAGAAAAAGAAATTAATAAGTTTGACTTATTGGCAAACAATAGGCAAACAGAAACAAATTAATTTATTGAAATATCAATAATATTATATATTAATTGTAGGACACCCACCATCTCCACCAATCAAAAGTTCTTGTTATATAAGTTTATAAAATGGCTTATTTTCAGGAACTTTTTTATTGAGTTT